TATTTAGATCATGGAGAGTCGGGGGTGTTTTATCTATACCAAAAAAACGCCCACCTTTAGATAAATTACACTTTTGACATAATACTTGTAAATTGTCGTCATTATCAGTCCCACCTAGTCGCCTTGGTACTATGTGGTCAACGTGTAACTTTCCGTTATCTTGTCCGCATTGTTGACAGCAATAACTATCTCGCTTAAGTATCCGCTGTCTTATCTTTGACCATCGACTAGACGTACCATTATCAACAGCTGAAACCATTAGTGCCACCCCTTGTCTTTGAAGTGTTTCCATGCTAGGCAAAAGTCCCCATCGTAACGATGACCGATGTACCGGATACCCCAATCTATTTGAGTATATCCGTCTAAGTTCTTTAGCTTGTTATTACGCAGCTGAGGTATGCCATAGTGACTACCGTTAACGGCTCGACTATCGAACCTAGATTCTTTCATGTATAGCGCATAAGCGCATTGGTATTGGCTGTCTTTAATTACTCGACTATGTAAGTAAAGTTTGTAGTTATCTTTAGATGTTATTGAACTAGCCCATGTAGGACTCGGTATAGCCCACGCTAAACATAGTACGCCCGATAGTAGGACTCGCCGCGAGCTCGCCCCCTGTGGGGCTCTCGTCGAGAGAGTTGATCGTACCCGCCTAGTCAAATACCGCGCAACATTGAGCGTCATCTTGGGCGATTCCCACAGGCTGTGGATAACTTTCTGTAACTGTGGATAACTATTCATCGCAGCCATGGGCTTCGTCATAGTTGAACGAACAGTAATAACAGCCCATATCCTCGCCGCATTTGCGACAGGTATATTTGAACATAATCTCATTACAGCATAAGGCTAGGAAACTGCTCGAGCTGATCCGGTAATGCTTGTTATCAAACGGCATTAGTCCTCATCTCGTATAGCTGCCACGATTCGCTGGACTAACGTTCCCTCAGCTACGTTCCCGCAGCGTTCGCATATATGGAGCGGCAGAAATTCCGCCTCGACTTGACGTGCGATTACTTCTCTTAGTTCTGCTAATACTGTTCTGATATGTGGATTACTCATTTCTTATCCTTTCCCCAACCAGTCCCGCGAAAGATAATCGCTGGAGCACTAAAGACTCTTATCATTGGATAACTACAGCAAAGAGGCGAAATATCGCCGTTAGATGGTATCGAGTGGTTCATCTCAAGCTCGCCGCCGCATTGGTCACAGCGATAGAGGTAACTAGGCATTAGAAGTCCCGACTAGGCAAACGCCCATCGTTCCGCAAACCGTACACTCAAGCGTCTTAACGCCCGGCGGTAATAAGTCGGTGACTATGCGTTCGACCTGTAGCGTTTCGCGCTTACAGCGCCGACACTCAAATTTCAATTTGTCCATAATTAGACTCCTTTAGATTCTCCATAGAATTTAGATTGTGCTGACTAACCCACCAGGATTCTGTTTTATCATGCTTAAACCTAGATGTTTTAGCTGCTCTAATTGGTATCCAGCCCTTAACGTAATAAGTCGGTGATTCTCCTACGACCAATACGGCTAGATCCTCGGTGCGATCTCTAGGCTGTAGGATCAAGTGACCGTCTAGCCAGCGAGTGTGCTTAATCTCGATTCGATTGCCGATGTCTGCTCGAATTTTGAACTTGTCGAGCTCGATCTTAAAGTCCTTAATTCCAAAGAACTTAGCAGCTGCTATCTCAGCCCCAAACGCCTCAGCTGTACGCTTTATCGAGTCGTGTATGTTGCCGCGCATGGCTTGGTCATGAAAGTAAAAGTTTTCCTCGCCACGAAATTCACAGGTAAACGCGGCGGCTGCCGCTTGAACTTCCTCGTCGCGTGTAAGCGTGATTTTGTTTATTCCCATGTCGCACACGTCCGGTTATTGTCCGGGCAAACCCAGCCCTTATAAGGCTTGCCAGTTTTACCGACTCCCTCTTTACGAATCATTACGCCATGAGCGCAGGATCGCCCGGTCAGAATTCCACCAATTTCGGCAACAGCTTTAGTCATGTCCCAAGGATCATAAGAGCCGTTAGGTAAAGCTTCGCTCGGTGCTGCTACTGCCGTAGCGACTGGGCGTTCGACTCGCTTCATTTCCTCGAACGACGGGCGATTTTGATTTTCGCTAAACTTGCTTAGCCCGCCAGTATGTAAGGCTCGACCTATTGCTGAGGTTGATCCGTTTTCTAATGGAAAGCGATTAGCGTTCGATCTGATTTCCTCGGCAAAATCTGTCGCAAAAGGTAACTGGTCGGTTACCTCTTTGTAAATGTCAGTCTGGATTATGTAGCGAGTCCCGTCCTGAAATACGATGTTAACGTCGATTCGACCATTTGGATACTTAGCCCAGAATTTTTCAATTCGCTCAGCTACGGATTCGTAGCCCTCTAGTGGAATAGCCATTAGTAGCTTCTCAATCGCTCAGTAGCGGCACGAAGTCCAGCGGCTCGACCGCGGTTAAACCCGTCTTTAACGCCTTCTTTATAACCAATAGTCCAGCCGACTAGAAACCAGCCAATACCAGCGATAAATACAGCTATCGCCATTTCCAATACTGTAAACATGTTAGCTCCCGATTCTAGGGAACGACTTATTCGCTCCCTAGTTATAGGGTGAACTAAATGTCTGACAATTACAAGCCTTACGCGTATTTAACGGCGTGTCGAATTGCTTAAAAGCAAGCTGTATATTTCGTCAACCCGCTTTTCAAGGCGCGAAACCTGATCTTTGACGCTTGTTCCAGAATTAGGCTTGAGCTCGCTTAGGTAATACTTCACTAAGTGTCTAACTCCGGTAAGAAATGCAACTAAGAGCGTGACCGTAGCCACGCCCATAGCCGCCCAATCGTTTGCGTTCACTTAGTTTTAGCCCCGAACGAAACGTCTTTGGGATTCGAGTAACGCATCAGAACCGGCACAATCCCAGCAAATAAGCCCCACGCCAATTTTTTGGGATCAGTTTCGCCAGTCATGTAAACCGCCAGCATACCCGCAATAGCTGAGCGACCGTAACTAGCAGCGATAGCCTTTAGCTCTTTCATTACTTTTCTCCTAACCCTAGAGCCTTGATTAGCTCTAAGACTTTTTTTGGGCTTACGTTGATTTCAAAGTGCATTTCGTCCGGACGATTCTTGTAATCGCCGCCCCAAAATAAACCGTATTTCTTAGCTAGTGCGCGAATCATTGGAACTTTCTCAGCTGGGAACGTTCCGATCTTTCCTAAAATATGTTTTGTAGCGTTCAAGTCAACCGCCGTTCCCGACGCGTGATTGCTTAAACGATCAGTCGATCCTCTAACGTTACGAAATGCAAATCCCCAGTCGTCGAGCTGACCGCCATCGAGCGGCTCGATTAGCTCGTTGAACTCTTTGCAGAATCCCACGATCAAAGGTGCGACAGCTTCGGCGCAGCGAATCTTTAAAGTCGTCCCCGGTATTGCGTAGGACTTGATATGGATCGACTCAGGTTTAGCCGAAGCTTGCCAGCCGTTGTAACTTGTCAGCATTTAGATTCCTAAAGCTTTTAAGTCCTCGACGGTTAAACCTAAAGCCTCTAATTTTGCTTGAGCGCTTTCCGTCGCTTTTTTAGTTTGCAATTTTTCAAACTCAAAGGCTTTTTTGTTTTCCTCATAAACTTTTATTTCCTCGTCCGTAAATGGGCGATCGATAAAACTTCCGTCCTCGGAATAAACGCGATGAATTAAGTCAGCCATGATTACGCTCCATATACGAAATAGTTGCCCGATGTGAAGTTACCGGAACTAGGAATAAAAGAAAGTGAACTAATTGCCGTAGTTTGGTTATACGCGCCGATTCGATTTTCGATATTAAAGTTAGCTGTCGTTGTTGCGTTAACTGTGATATTTCTTGAGTTGGCGAGTTTCCATGTTGTTGAATTTGAATAACCGGGCAAGTCAATAATAATTAAGCCAGTAGCCACCGAGTTATCGTTACCTGTTGCCATGTTTACCGAAGTCTGTGCGAAAGGTTGATTTAACTGTGGCGAATTGCTTGCTCCGAAATGTCGATTTGCTCCAGAATCAGCGTTAAATCTCATTAAGAATTCGGCGTTATCCGTAGCGGGTTTAAATTCGGTTACGATAACTCTAAGATCGACGTAACTCGTTGAAAATGCTGCTGTCGTAGTTGTTGCGCCTGAAAGTGTTCCGCTGGTTAATAAAGTCCAGCCGCCACCTGACGCGGTTGCCCACTCTGGAGCGGTAGCGCCCGAGTTAACCTTTAAAACTTGACCAGCTGTACCAATTCCTAAACGAACCGGGACGGTTGCGTTTCGATAAATAATGTCGCCCGCTGTGGTTACTACACTCTTAGCGATTGCTGCGTCGGCTAAATCGTAAGCCGCTTTAGTAGCTGTTGGAGTCGAAGCTAAAACGCTAGATGTTGTTGAAGTTGAATCGCTCAGCTGTACCGCACCCACGACGCTAGTCGTAGCCGCGTTAATTCCAATAGTTACAGCGCCAGAGCTGCCGCCACCTGTAATTGGGCTAGTGACGTTAACCGCTGTTATGTCGCCGACGTCATTAGTAATCCATGCAAAATCCATGTTGCTATTTGACGCCTTAGCCAAAATTTGACCAGTAGTGCCGCCCAGTAAATCAGCCATCGACGTATCAACCGCCTGACCAAATACCTCAAAATCAGCTGGTAAGTCGGTAACTAAATCCGTCGGCGTTGGCATTTGCCAGTTAAAATTGCTCGTTGGGTTTGTCATTTATTCTCCTATGCTACGACTAGCGCGGTTTCCCACGTTAGCGACCCGGTTATAGTATTCCACGATTCGCCAATAGGAACCTGTTCCCACTTCATAGCTTGAAGCGAATAACTAATCGGCGAAAGATTTAAAGTTACAGCGATTTCATTATAAGCAGCCTTGAACGTCCAGCCCTCGACGAAGCCGAGGAACGTACCCGCTGCCATGTTTGGCGGTAAGTCGCTAATTCGTAGCGGTAAGCCCATAAATACGTTAATAAGGGAATCGCGATCCGCGTCGTCTAATTCGGGATTTGTAAGCTGGTAAGTGATCGAAGTAAAGTTTGCTTGAGGCGTAGCTCTTAGCGTTAAGTAAAAGTCGGCTTGATCCTGTGCGTCCACCGTCTTGTCGATTGTCGTATTTATGACCTGAGCTAAACGACCGTAAACCTCGACCGAGCCAATATCCTCGGCGCTTACTTCGCTAGATCCATTAGCCTTATATTTTAAAGTTATGTCATTACGAACGTCGCCCGCTCGAGTTTCGATCTTAAGCCCGTTAAATAGCGCGTGATTAGCTGTTACGTCTGTGTAGCCGTTTGTGGCTAAATAGATCGAACGGTGAGTCGAGTCTGCGTAACTGATAAGTCCGCTGCCGTCCTCATAGATATAACCTAGACCAGACGTGGCGAGCCCTGAAACTAGCGAATAAATATCGGTGCGATCAGCTGAGCGGGCTGATAGTTCATAATTGCCCGGACGGTCGATTTCGCCTAATCCGACGTTGGCAGCGTTTGCCCACGTTTCGGTCGGATTGTAATTTTGCCATTGTTCGGCTGCGGGAACTTCGCCCCAATTATTTAACAGTAAATCTTGTAAGACTTCCCAGATTTGATCGCCGTCGAAATCCTTTGACAATATGCCATCTGTTAGAGCTTTAGGTAAACGGCTAAGTGCTCCGAGCGCGGTTATCTTTAAAACCTGATTTATTCCAACCGAACCAGCTGTAACAATTTCAATTCCAAAATCGACTACTGTTCCGCCAAAAATAGGAACGAACGTGTTAGTCGAATCTTTTAGCTCAATCGAAACTGAGTCGTTTATGTTTATGTTTACGATCGCCTGAGTTAAGTTTAATAGCTCTAAATTACAATAGCCCGCTTGCGCTTGCTGATAGATGTTTGTTCGACCGCTAGTAATGCTTAGATTTGCCAGCGCGTAAGTGGTGTATTCGACGCCTTGAATCTTTACGCGCCAGACTGGGTTAAATACTGTCATTAGAACGCCAGCGCATTAGCGCCATTTGTGCCGCGGTAAAAACTATTATTTAAAACGTCAACGATTCGGCGAGCTGTGCCTTCCTGGTCGATTGCGCCGCTAACGTTGATATAGATATTTCCGCCACCGTTGCCTAGCTTGTTATTTGGAATAACTCGTCCGTTACCTGACGGGACGAATAATTCCGGACCTCGTTCGCCCACGATATAAGGCTGATTTGCGTTAGCTAAACCGCCAGTTGCCAGCATTGGGATCTCTTGTAAATCTTTAGATCCGGGCTTTAAATTGTTAACGATATTATAACCCTTGATAAGTAAGTTAACGACCTTAATCGCTCCGTTAATGCCAGCGACGACGCCCTGAATTGCTTTACTTACGCCGTTAATGATTAGCGCAACGCCTGACCATGCGGTTTTAAAGGCTCCACCTAGAAACGCCGCAAATGGTCTAGCAACGAGTAAGAACGCGGTAACGCCGACTCCGAGCAGCTTGAAAAATCCTGTGTTATCCTCGATCAAATCGCCGACAGCTTTAAAGACTGTTTTAACGCCTTCCAATACTGGAGTCAAAGCAGCCTTAAAGATCGGCACGAAGTATTTGTTTAGATAATCCCATAGAGCCGTCACGCCCGGCAGAAACGTATCTTTAAAAAATGTACCTAGTGATTCGAAAACTGGCTGTAAGTCCTCGCCTATATCTGTGGCAAGTGTGCTCAAAGTTGGAATTACTTTATCGACGAATAACGTAACCATCGGTGTTATGGCGTCTAATACGAACGCGCCGACTGTTTCTTTACCCTCGTCAAATGCGATTTTTAAACGGTCAATCTTTCCCGCAAAAGTATCAGCCGCAGCGTTAGCGGATCCTTCATAAGTTGCTGTTACAGCCGCAATCGCTTCATCGAAACTCATCGTCTTAAGTTCGGCAGCTGTTAAACCGATGTCTAATTTAGCTAGTGCGGCGGTGTTTCCGTCAAAAGCCTTAGCAATCAAGTTCGACGTAGTTTCCAGCGACTTTCCAGATCCTACGGAAGCGTCGAGCGCGACCCCTTGTAGTTTCATCGCAGCTTCGACGTCGCCCGTACTTTTAACTAATCGCGCAAAAGATGGACGAAGTTCGTCGTCTGAAACGCCGACCGCGAGAGCTGTTTGAGTAATGTATGATTCGACCGACGCAATAGTTGCGTCCGTTGCGTCTGTAACATTTTTAATGGCTGTTGCGAGTTTTACCTGAGCGGCTTCGTCTTCGACCGCAGCTTTAACGCCATCGACCAGCAACGCGCCAGCATAGGCAAGAGCCGCCGCGCCAGCTACGGCGAACGCAGCTCCGGCAGCTTTACCGAAACCGCTTAACTTACCGCCGAACGTTTCTGTATCTGTTCCCGCGTCCGTCAAACCTTTTTTAAGATTATCGACGTCAGCTAATATCGAGAGCTTGAGCGTTCTTGATCCGTCAGCCATTAGTCGAACCTCTTAACTATTGAAGTGAACGCCTTTTCCCACTCAGCGATTAAATAGCTTTGCTCAGCTCTTAAAGTTGGGTAAATGAAATATCCGGTCGAACCGCGACCAGTAGTACCCGACCAAATTGGGAACTGTTTAAATTTATTTGATCCAAATTCTGAGCCGCCCCATAAATCGCGAGTAGTCGCGCCGCCGCTAAATTTCTGGCTAACGTAACCGAAAGCAAGCTCGCCGATCTTAGACGACTTACTTACTTTAGAGCCCTCAGCGATTCGACTAGCTACTGGCGACGAGCTAAGAGATCCAGCAGCCGAGATAATCTTGCCCTGTAAATAACCAGCAAGCGCACTCGATTGTTCTTTAGCTTGAGCGACGGCTTCATCGTCCATCGCTTTAAAGGCTCCGGTAATGGCACGAAGTTCGGCTTTGTCGTATTGAACGACTTCCTTACTTTCCGCCATTTCGTTTCTCCAATATCTCGAGCGCTGTCAATATATCCGCCGCGTCAACCCACTCACTCATCGGAATTCCTGTCGCGATCGACAGCTCAACGATTAAGTAGTTTAGGCTTCCTCGGCTGTAACTTTTGGGACTTCGGTTTCTCCGACCGTAATATCGACCACCGTTTCGCACCAAATTTCGTAAGGCTTAACGGGCTTACCCGCTGCCTCACGTCTTAAAGCGTTCCACGCTAGGAACATTAGATCGGAAATTCCGATTTTTTCCTGAGCCTGTTGAATTGTATAACCTGTCTTTTGCTCCCACTTAGCAAACTCTGGCGGTTGTGCTGTCGTGGTTACTGTCTTACCGTCGTTCGTTTCGATCTGGATTTGAAGTTTCATGCTCCCGATTTCTTTTCTTTAGAGTGTTGGTGTGGTTACGCAAGTAAAGCTGAGAGATACAGTCTGAGCGTCTGGAGCTGTGCCGCCAGCGCTTGGGAAAATTGGCTGTACGTCAAAGTTAAAGACTGATCCGCTCGCAGCTGTGAAAACGACTGAAAGTGGAGTGTTTGGAGCTGTGTCCGCTGCTGTCCAAAGTGAATTACAAAGTGAGCCGCCAGCTGTCCAGTCTGCGAGCATTTCAACGTCGAAAGTTCCCTGTGAGTCGGTTGTGTAATAAGCCTTACCGTCTAGTGTCTGGTAAGTGTTGATCGTTGACTCGATTGTTAGAGTCGCAGCTGTTGCTTGAGCGTCATAAGTCGCACCCTCGATGGTGAAAGTTATGTCGCGTCCGGTGACGATTGTTGTCGGCATTTTGTTCTCCTAGTTTTCTTGCTTGTAGTAAGTGGAAACGTCAATTTCCGCAATTAGAAAATTGCTCGAACCTAACGTAATGATCGACGGACGCGATACGTCGCCGACTTCATATCCCGACGGAATAGCCGCGAGAATTTCTATTGCGAGCTTCTCGAGATTGTCGAGCGCTCCTGCGTTGTTGTTATAGGCGACGACCGCCGAAATTGTAAAATTTAACTTAAGCTGAATAGCGCTGCTAATTAGACGGGTTTCCATGTACGGCGTACCCGGAATAATGAAACAGGCTGGAGCGATTATCGCTTCGGGAACTGACTCATAGACTGACGCAGCTACGACAGCAAGAGCGGTCGCTAACGGTGCTCTAACGTCTGCTTGAACGGTCGTCATTTATTGAGCCATATTTTCGACTTGAATAAACGGAGCTAAGAGCCCGATAACTCTATTTTGAAGTGAGCGCCCGAGTACGAACGGGGTCGGATTGAAATCGATCTGAGCCGAAGTATTGCCCGGAGCTGTGATCGACTGGAAAACTTCTACTGATACCACTAACAGCGCCGACTTTACAGGCGCTACGGCTGAATAAAGATCCTCAGCTGATGAGCCATTAAGTACGGCTAATCCTGCGGGAATTTTAGGTGTGAAAATTTGATCCGGTGCGGCTGTTGCTGTCGTGAATATGTATGGCGCGATTTGATGATCGTTAACTGTTACGGTTAAATCGAACGCATTTCCGCAGCCTGAAATAACGACAGCTTGACCCGGTACGAAATAGTTAATGCGTTGAGTTGTATAAAATGCCATGCCGTCTTTAACTTCGATCCCTGTAATCGCTGACTGATAACCAGTTAATAGCGGAAGGATCGCACCCTCAGCGCTGGCGATCATAAGATCGAGATATGCGTCTGAATAAAGAGAATCGCTAACGCCCAGCACGTCACGAAGTTCCGTAGCCGTAATAATTGGCATTAGCGATCCTCTCTAGATTCTGCTCGGTCGCCTCGGGAGCGAAACGACCGATGATTTATTTCTTAGACTCAGACCTGATTCCAGCAAGCGCCGAAAGGAATCTTTGGAGCGATTGCGGCGTAACCGTAGTAAAGAATATCCACGGTACCGTCTGAGTTGATGTTGGTGCGAAGTTCGAAACGTGGGCTCTCGTACCATGTCCATGCGTCTGGGTTGATAACTACCATTGAGTTATCGCCGACTGATGTAGTGGCTCCAGCGTTTCCGATTGAACGTGAAACGAATAGATTTAAGCCCGGTGAAACTACGCCGCGAAGTGAATCGCCGCGAACGTTTCCAGCTGCGTTTGATGGCTGTGCGGCATTGTAAAGAGGGGCGCCGTTGTCGTTATAGCCCATGATGTTAGTCCATTGTCCCGGGCTAACTACAAGGTTACGAGCGAAGCCAAGTGATGATGAGTAAACAGCGCCCGCAGCTTGTGAAGTGTAAGCAAGGAATCCGGTAGCTGAGTTAGCATTAACGCCTGTTGATTGACCAGCGCCGACGATTGTACCTGTTGCGAATTCGTCTGTAACTTTTGCGTAAGCGAATTCCAAATTCTGGAGTAACGCTGTTAGGTACGATGGGTCAGATCTGTCAATTAACTCTATCGTGCTTATCGCGCGACCCTTGAAGCTCTGTACCGGAACCGAAATATAGGTTGCGCTTAAGCTTGATTCTGTAATAGCTGTATTTTCTGCGATGTTCGCAACGGTTGGAACCGCTGTAACCTTTGGCAATTCGAAAGTCATGCCAGTAGCACTTAGCGCTTCGCGAGATAGGGCGTCGATCATGCCGCGATCTGCGTTAGCTAGTGCGTTAATTACTGTACGGCTTTGTGGTGTTGGAACCATGCCCGGAGCTGTTGATGTTGTGTTATCGGCAGCCTTGACATATTGGCGAGCGTCCTCATCGTGTAAAACTGACGCTTTGAGTGAATACTGTAAATAAGAAACCTTATCGACAATAGGTGAACGTGGCGCGGTGTACGCCATAGGGACGTGCTTAGACGCTTCTACCGTTTCGGCAGCGGCGCTTTCTGGAACGGTAGTGTCTGACACTTGTTCTCCTTCTGTTGTTGGATTTGTTTCCTCTGTTTCCTCATCTAGTTCGGAATCAGAATTCTCATCGGTTGATTCGACTTCCTCGTCGGTTTCTGTTTCGCTCGCAGCTACGGAACTGACGCGGGCGCTGTCGATTGCCGGGTCGGACACTAAAGACACTTCATCGAGCGAACCTTTAGCGACGACCAGGACTCCATCGACGAAATCGTGCGCGTTAACTTTCACGCCTACACTAAAACCATCGCGCAAACCCGTCGCAGCTTCTACTAATGCGTCGTTGCCGGCTGTTGTTTCCGCGATCTTAAATGTCGCGTCGATTCCCTGTTCGGTTGCGGTCATAGATAAAACCTTTCCGATTGGTCGAGTGCGATCGTGTTCGAGTAAAAGTTTTACGTTCTTAGTCGCGATAGATTCTGGCTTAAACGTGGTAAGTCCCGCGGACGTCGATCCTGTTTCGTTCCATGTTACGACTCGTCCGGTAATGGTGCGAGATTCGCTGTCGGCTGACGTAATTGTTAGCGGCATATTTAGTTTCATTTAATCATGTCCTCAGCTTGTCGGATTTCCTCGACGCTAATCGCGCCAATATCAAATAAAGTTTTATAAATTCCGACGCGCTCGGCTTCGCTGCCGCGTAAGTAATCCTCTAAACGGAAATGTACGGATTGCGAACTTGGAACGAAGTCCGGCATAGATAGCCGTTCGGAAATCGAAGTCATTAGCGGAATCAAGCTGAAATCCAAAAGCGTTTTTCGTGTGACATTGGCGTTGGAGTAAGTCATGCTCGATCCAGTTTCGGCGTCAACGTAAAACGCCGGAATACCGATTGCGCGAGCTAATTCTGTTGCGATGTACGAACGCGCACTTGACAGCTGTAATTTCTCAGGATCGAAGCCGACTGTTTGTAGTTCAACGTCAGCATTTAAAAATGCCGTCGAACGATTACGACGTGAAACGCCCCATGACTCAAGCAATTTCGCAATTCGATCAGCTGGTAGCGCTGTTCCGTTTGATTTTAATACCATTGACGGAATCGGCTCACGCGCATAGTTCGCAGCTGCTCGCTCTAGTTCCGCTCCGGTGCGAATTGTACGACCAGCGCGATTTAATAATCCTTCGTCGTTACCATAGAAAACAACCATCGAGCCTACGCCAGAATCGGGAATTTGTTTTCCGTCGATTGTGTAATGGTCGATTTCTGTTCCGTTATTGTTTAAAAAATATCCGACGCGAGTCGGTGCGATTCTTTGAACGGAACGAACTCGCATAGTGTCGGCGAATAATTCTGTAATTTGCCAATATGCGAAGCCGTAAAATAATAAATCCTCAGCTGTCCAGACGTAAGTCGTGCTACCCGTGACGCGTGGATCGGGATCACGAATAACGCGGGGCGCTGGCACTTCGAGCCCCGTCGTATTGTCCCGGAGTTGTAATCCGATCGAAGCGATGGACGAACAGATAATCCCGCGAGCACGTGCGATCGTAGGAATACTCATAGCTTCTTCACGCGTCGCGGTAAGTACGCCGCCGTTAAAGGTAAAAAGCGAATCTGTTGTCGGGACAGGTAAATATGAAGCTTCGATGTCGTTACCTTGTAACGGCGCTACCGCTTCTACCTTTGACGCAAACAGATCACGAATACCCATGCGCGAATTCTCTCAGCCGTATAGCACTAACCCGTCATAATATCGAAGTCCATCTCTGGGCGTGTCGCGAAGTGTGTAACTAGCGCCGTCGCTACCGCAGCGCAGACCGCAGCTTGCGAAGCTCGACGACCAATAACCCAGCCACCGTCACCGCGCTTTAATTGTACGGCTGAAAGAATCTGTTTAGTGAGATCGCTTTGCCCCCTGTGCCGAAGCCGACCGCTATTTATCGCACCGAGCAGCTCGTCGCAGCTCTGAGGATAAACCGAGTCCATGTCAAAAATCGGAATACCCGCTGGCTGGAATCTGGCGGCTACCGCGCCCGAAGTCCGACGGCTGTAAAGCAAATACTCTAGCGGATACTTTCGGCAATACTTAGCAGCTTCATTAGCGATTTCTCGATCGTCAAGCTGGACGGAATTCTCCCAAGTGTGGAGTAGCTTCACGACGAAACGTTCGTCGCCTAATTTCTGAGCTCCGACTAACGCGCAGAATTTGCGATCCGGTGAAATATCCAGCGCAAGCCATGTCAGCTTTTCAGGATCAAGATCGACGGATTCGTCGTGGCAATTATTCCACTCGTTCGCTCCAATAATGCTTGAAATAGTCTGAACCCAGCGGCATAAGACTTCGGTTTGTACGACTTCGGGCGGATCATTTAAAACCGCCTGTATGTTGTCGATGTTAATCGTGTGACCGATTGCCGGGTTAGCTGCGAGCCAATTAGATTCGAGCTGAATATCGTCGGTCGGTGCGCTCCACTCGAAATACCCGATGTCGTCGTCCGCGCCAGCCGCAGCCGCAAGCCCACGCTCTCGAAACGCATTTAAAACGACTGAGTGCGAATCGCCCGCGTTTGTGTAGCTCATAATCATAGGATTCTTGGCAGCCATAAGCGTATATCTCAAAGAGGCGTAAGATTCTAAATCTTTCATTTCTCGAAGCTCGTCTAGGTGAATTGCCGACGGTGCGGAAACGCCTCTAGCAGCTGAGCCGCCAGCCTTTACGATAAAGCGGTTAATTTGCCCGGTCGTACCTTTGACTTCGATTTCCTCTGAGCCATGACTCCACCTAATACGCTGAACGCGCTTAGATAGCATTTCCGAGCTCTCGATTAAGTTGATTAGCTGCCTAAATTGCTCTAGCGATGTGGCTAATCTGTGAGCTGATCCGATTTGAAGTGGCTCGTCCCATAAGAATAAACCGCCTAAAATTCTGATTTGCTGGAGAAACGACTTGCCATTTTGCCGGGCAACGACGACGCAATTAGTCGGAGTAGCCCATCGACCATCGGGTTTGTATTTGTGAGTGTGCTCTAAAGCGAACTTTTGCCATGGCATTAAGCCGTCTGGGAGTATGTCAGCCGCTAAATCTATAAGATCGAAGCCCCTAGACGGTAAATCATTAAGCGGAGTATGGATTCTAGGGGTCGGTGAGCCATAAGTGTCAGCTGATAACGGCGGTAAAACCGATAGCAGCCGATTAGAGCCTAGGTCGTCGGGTTGTTGACCGATTATGACCTGATCGTCCTTAGTCATGACTTACGCTAACGTTTTCGGGGATATTTAGATCAT